CGAGGCGCCTGATTTCCAGCCGTAAAGGCATGGCTCGTGGCGCGAGTGGTAGTCCTGTCTCCCCATCACAAGCTGGTTCTTTCGCCACACCAGGCATTGACGGACCTGCCAACCGACATCGCGCGCCGCGCCGCGAAAGTTAAATCCTTCCCTGTCGGCGTGCCAGACGTAGAAGGCCGCGCCAGGCTTCATGACGGCATCGGCCGCTGAGTAGGCCCCCACCAGGAACTTCCTGAAGGCCTCGTCCGACATGCTGTCGTTCAGGATCTTGAGCTTTCCTTCGGTACCACCTTGGTAGTCAACGTTGTACGGTGGGTCGGTGAGCCAAAGGTCAAGGCGCTCGCCGGCCGTCAGCAGCCGCATGTCGTCGACGCTGCAGCTGTCGCCGCACATGACCCGATGCCGCCCCAGGACCCACACGTCGCCGCGACGGGAAACGGGCACCTCCTGCAGGGCCGGCGCCTGGTCGTCCTCGGTCCAGGAACCGACTTCCTCGCCAGATTCGGCTGGCGGATCAGCGATGAGCAGCTGGCTTAGCTCGTCGTCGCCGAAGCCCATGACGCTGACGTCGAAGTCCTGCGCCATCAGGTCGCGCAACTCCATGCGAAGCAGCTGATCGTCCCACTCGGACCCTTGCGCGATCTTGTTGTCGGCGATGACGTAGGCGCGCTTCTCGGCGTCAGTCAGTCCGGTCTTACGCAGGCACGGGACAAGCACCTCGGCCCGCAGCTGTGCGGCGCGAAGACGCCCGTGACCGGCCAGAAGCACGTTGTCCTCGTCAACCAGCAGAGGCACGGTCCAGCCGAAGCGCTCAATCGATGCCGCAATGTCGCGCACCTGGCAAATACTCTCCGGCCCAGATTATTCGAGACTACATCACGCACCTGCAGCGTGAGCCAGACCGTCGTGAACGCGCGCCCACGCAGCCGGAAATCGCGGCGCATCTGGATATGAGCGATCGCAACTTGCGCGACCTTCTGGAGGTGCTCGGCATCAACCACACAAAATCGACGCTTGCCGAGATCCGCATTGCCTATGTCCGCCGCCTTCGCGAGCAGGCGGCAGGCCGACTGGGCAATGAAGGCGGCCTGGATCTAGTGCAGGAGCGCGCGGCGCTGGCCCGTGAGCAGCGCCTCGGCATCAGTATCAAGAACCGCGTGGCGCAGAAGGAATACGCGCCCATTGGCCTGCTGGCCGACGTGCTGGCCGCCGCCAGCCGCAACGTGGTGGACCGCTTCGACGCTCTCAGCGGCACGCTGGCCCGCACCTGCCCCGGCCTGGACGACGAAGCCCGCACGCAAGTGCTGCGCGTCATCGCGTCGGCCCGCAATGAGTGGGTGCGCTCCACCGAAAGCCTGGCCGTCGCGGCGCTGGATGACCTGGTGGTGGACGACGACGAAGAAGAGCCCGCCGCCGACGACGGCCTGCAGCCGGACGACGACGACACCCAGCCCGCATGATCCTGGACCCCAGCCCCCGCCGCTACCGCGTGCCCGCCGTCACGCGCGGCGCGCTGGCCGTGGCGCTGCGCCAGGGCCTGGAGCCGCTGAAGGCCGACCCGCCCCAGCGTCTGGCCGACTGGGCCGCCGCGCACTTCCAGCTGAGTGGCGACAGTTCGCACCAGAAGGGCCAGTGGGAAGCCTGGCCCTTCCAGATCGGATGGATGGACGCCTTCAGCAATGACGACATCGAGCAGGTAGACGTCCAGAAGGCCAAGCGCGTGGGCTACACCAAGACCCTGGTGGCCTACGTCGCCTACAACGCTGCGCACCGCTTCCGCAAGCAAGCCCTCTGGCAGCCGACCGACGACGACCGGGACAGCTTCGTCAAGACCGAAATCGACCCGATGCTGGACCAGGTCAACGCCGTGCGCAAAGTGCGCCGCCGCACCAAGGGCGCCGAAGACAGCATCAAGCTCAAGACCTTCCGTGGCAGCCTGGCCCACTTCCTGGGCGGCAAGGCTGCGCGCGCCTACCGCCGCATCACGGTGGACGCCGTCGAGTTGGACGAAATCGACGGCTTCGACCAGACCATTGAAAAGAGCGCCGACCCCGTCACCCTGGCCAAGGGACGCCTGGAAGGCGCGCCCTACCCAAAGTGCATCGTGGGCAGCACACCGCGCCTGCGCGGCTTCAGCCACATTGAACGGCAGGTCCAGGCCGCAGACGCCCGCCTGCGCTACCGCATCCAGTGCCCGCACTGCAGCGCAGAACACCCGCTCATGTGGGGCGGCAAGAAAGTGGCGCACGGCTTCAAGTGGGACGGCACCGCCACCAAGCCCGAAGCCACCGTGCACCACGTCTGCCCGCACTGCCACGGCAGCATCAACCAGGCGGCCTACCTCAAGGCCTGGGACCAGGGCGCCTGGGTGTGCGACGTCACCGGCATCCGCTATGGCGCTGACCGCACCTGGCGCAACGACCTGGGCCAGCCCATCCGCCCGCCGCGGCACGTGGCCTTCTGCGGCGTGTGGGCCGCGTACAGCCCGCAGCGCACCTGGTCAGACATCGTGCGCGAATGGCTGGAAGCCCACCGCGCCCAGAAGGCCGGCGACAACGGCCCGGCCCAAGGCTTCACCAACGAAACCCTGGCCGAGACCTGGGAAGAGGAATACGAACAGACCGAGACCGAAGGCCTGCGCCGCCGCGCCAAGGCTGAAGGCCTGCCGGTGGGCGTGGTTCCGCGCGGCGCCTGCGTGCTCAAGAACTTCGTGGACGTGCAGGCCGACCGCTGGGAAATGGTCACCTGGGCCTTCGGCCGCGGTGACGAAAGCTGGGCCATTGACTACCGCGTCATCTACGGCAACACGGCCGACGCTGCGGAGTGGGCCGCCAAGGTGGAACCGCTCATCGGCCTGTCCTACCCCACTGCCACCGGCACGCGCCTGGCTTGCAGCGCGCTGGGTGTGGACAGCGGCTACCAAACGCACCAGGCCTACGCCTTCGCGCGCAAGCACAAGGCCCGCAACGTGCACGCCACCAAGGGCGACAGCCAGCCGGGCAAGGCCATCAAGGCGCGCCGCACGCTGCAGGACGTCAAGGTCAACGGCCGCCTGACCCGGCGCGGCGTGGCGCTGTGGTTCATCGGCACCGACACCGCCAAAGACCTCATCCACGGCCGCCTGCAGCTGGAGGGCAGCGGCCCAGGCCGCATGCACTTCGCGGCGGATCTGCCGGACGCCTTCTTCAAGGGCCTGACCGCCGAACACCGCATCCCCGTGCGCACGCCGCGCGGCGTGGAACACCGGTGGAAGTGCCCGTCAGGCGTGCGAAACGAAGCGCTGGACTGCACCGTGGGCTGCCTGTTCCTGGCCGAACTGGACGACATCCCGCGCTGGACCGACCGCCAGTGGTTGCGCGCAGAGCAAGCCATGCAGCCGGATCTGTTCGACCTGCCGCCGCCTGCCGCCGCTGACGCGCCGCCGCAGCTGGCCGCCGCGCCCGATGACCCCGCCGAACCTGCGCCGCTGGCCGCGCCGCCGCGCCCAGCCCGCCCCCGCATTGCCCGCGCGCCTGCTGCGGTGGGCTCAGATGAATGGAACTCCCGCCTATGAGCACCGACCTGTTGGAATGCCAAGAGCTACAAGCCCAACCCCAAGCCAGCGCAGCGGCAGAGGAAGAGCAGAACATGCTGCTCTTCCTGGAGCTCTGCGAGTCCCTGCGCCGCCGGCACGGCTACACCGAGCGCCAGGCCACCGAGGTGGCGCGCCTGTGCATCGACACCCTGGCCACCGTGGGCGACGACGAACTGCTGGCCGCCAAGCGCATTTCCCTGCGCATGGCCCGCCAGCGCCGTGACCAGGCCATCCGCGCCGAACTGCGCACGGGCAACGCTGCGGACGTGGGCCGGCGCTACGGCATCACGGAGCGGCAGGTGTACCGCATCGCTGGCGCCCGGGTGTAGCCGCCACGTTTTGACATTCCCTCCCTGGGAATGTCACCCCCCGCTGCGCAGACTGCGCGGCATGAACACCCAGTCCATGCCTGCAAGCGGGGCCGCTGAATGAGCGGCACCAAGCCGTTCTACAGCATCCGCCGCGTGCCCCTGGCCGCCGCAGTTGCTGCAGCCGCCGGTGTCGCGCAAGCCGCGGCCGCCGCCGAAATCTGGATCTACGCCGACATCGGTGACAGCTGGTGGGGCGAAACCATCAGCGCCAAGGATCTGGTCAAGGACATCGCGGCCCTGGACGCGGCGCAGATCACCGTGCGCGTCAACAGCTACGGTGGCAGCGTGTCGGACGGCATCGCCATCTACAACGCGCTGAAGCGCCACCCGGCTCAAGTCACCGTCTGCGTGGACGGCATCGCCGCCAGCATCGCCAGCCTCATCGCCATGGCCGGTGACCGCGTCGAGATTGCCGAAAACGCCCAGATGATGCTGCACGCCCCCTGGGGCGCTGTGGTGGGCAACGCAGTTGAACTGCGCGCCAGTGCCGACATGCTGGACAAGTGGGCCGAATCCATGGCCGCCAGCTACGCCCGCAAGACGGGCCGGCCGGAAGCTGAGGTCATGGCCTGGCTGGACGGCAAGGACCACTGGTTCACCGCCGCCGAAGCCGTGGCCGAAGGCCTGGCAGACGAAGCAGTGGCCGCCATGCCGGTGGCCGCCAGCGCCACGCGCTTTGCGTGGCTGCCCAACCGTACCCAAGACCTGCCACCGGCAGGTGCACACCAAGTTCACCCCGCGGCCGCGGCCGTATCAACCCCAGGAGCAAACATGCCCCAACCCCAGAACACCGCGGCGCCCGACAACACCGCCGCCAACGAAGCCCAGGCCGCTGCGCAAGCCGCTGCCCGTGCGGAAAACCAGCGTCAGGCCGACATCCGCGCCGCCCTCAAGCCGTTCCACGGCAAGGTGGACGGCGTGGCTGAAATCGAAGCCGCCGCGCTGGCCGACATCAACGCATCCGTGGATGCCACCAAGCTGAAGGTCCTTGAAGCCATGGGCAAAGACGCCACCCCCGCCGGCGGCCACTACGTGGTCACCACCCAAGACGAAACCGACAAGCGCCGCGCCGGTATGAAGGCCGCGCTGATGATCCGCGCTGGCCTGGCCACCAACGACACCGCCAACCCCTTCCGCGGCCACACGCTGGGCGAAGTGGCGCGGGCCTGCCTGGTGCAAGCCGGTGTGCGTGACATCCCGGGCGACAAGATGGGCATGATCGCCCAGGCGTTCACCCACAGCACCAGCGACTTCCCGCTGCTGCTGGCCAACGTGGCCAACAAGGCCATGATGAAGGGCTACGAGGAAGCCGACGAAACCTTCCAGCTGTGGACCACCCCCGGCAGCCTGCCGGACTTCAAGATCCAGAGCACCGTGGACCTGGGCTCGTTCCCCGCGCTGCGCAAGGTGGGTGAAGGCGCTGAATACAAGTTCATCACCGTCGGTGATCGCCGCGAACAGCGCGTGCTGGCCACCTACGGTGAAATGTTCACCATCAGCCGCCAGGCCGTCATCAACGACGACATGGACGCCTTCTCGCGCCTGCCGCGCAAGATGGGCCGCGCCGCCATCCGCACCGTGGGCGACCTGGCCTACTCCGTGCTCACGGCCAACGCCAACATGGCAGACGGCGTTGCGCTGTTCCACGCCAGCCACAACAACCTGCAGGGCGCTGGCGCCATCGCCACGGCCACCATCGACGCCATGCGCGTCGCCATGGCTCGCCAGAAGGACGTTGGCCAGACCACCGGTTCGCTGAACATCCGCATGGCCAACCTCATCGTCCCGGTCAGCCTGGAAGGCGTGGCCAAGACGGCCATCAACAGCGAATTCGAAGTGGGCGCCGCCACCCGCAACAACACCACGCCCAACAGCGTGCGCGGCATTGCGCAGGTCATTTCTGACGCCCGCCTGGACGACGCCAGCGCCTCCATCTGGTACGGCGCCGCCAACCCGCAGGTGCACGACACCGTGGTGGTGGACTACCTGGACGGCGTGCAGACCCCCACCCTGGAGCAGCAGGCCGGCTGGTCCATCGACGGCGCCACCTTCAAGGTCCGCATCGACGCCTCTGCCAAGGCGCTGGACTGGAAGACGCTGCAGCGCAACGGCTGACCAGACCCCACCTGACGGAAGGAACCCATCATGAAGAACTTTGTGGCCCCTGGCCAAACCATCCAGCACACGCCCGCGGCCGCCCGCGCGGCGGGTGCTGCAACCCTCATCGGCACGCGCATCGGCGTGGCCATGTCCGACGTGGCCATCAGCACGGAAGGCACGTTCGCCATCAAGGGCGTCTACACGCTGCCCAAGCTGAGCACCGACGTGGTCACCCAGGGCGCGCTGCTGTACTGGGACAACACCAACCTGCGCCTCACGCTCACGTCTGCCGGCAACACGCTGTGCGGCTGGGCCTATGAGGCTGCCGGCAACGGTGTTACCAGCGTGGCCTGCGTCATCAACGAAATCTGACGCAGCCGGGGCGCCCGTGTCGTTGCAGCAGTCCGCTGTGCCGTTTGCAGCTCTGGAGTCGCGCATCAACCGCGTGGCTCTGGAGCGCACGGCCAACGCGCGGGCTGTCATCGGCAGCGGCGCCACCGTGCAGGCGGCGGGGATCTTCACCCGCACGCCCAGCGTGCAAGACCTGGGTGGTGTTTCGGGCCGGGCCCGCGACATCACCTTCACGTGCCTCACGGACCAGCTTGCTGTGCCCGTTGACGAAGGCACGCCCGTGGTGGTCTACCACGGCAACCAGCTGCTGGAAGAGTCCGGCGCCTACAAGGTGGCCCCGGGCGGCCGGCTTGACCACTTCGAGGCTGGCACCACGCTGCTGGAACTGGAGCTGGCGTGAACACGCATGACGCTGTGGTGGACGCGGTTCTGACTGCGCTGCGCCGCAGCCCGGCCATCACCAGCGGCCCCATCCAGGAAGACGCAGACGCTGAACTGCTGCCCGAAGGCACGCGCGAAGCCGTCATCGTGTCCCTGGTGGACAGCGACCCGCTGGAGCAATACACCAACCGCGTCACCTGGCGCAGCCGCGTGGCCATCAACTGCCACGTGCAGAAAGACGGCCGCACCAACGCCGGCCGCGCCAGCCGCGAACTGCACGCCCGCGTCTACGCCCGCCTCATGGAAGACCGCACCCTGGGCGGTGCGGTGGTGGACGTGGCCGAACCCCGCATCCGCCAAGACAGCGCCCAGGCCGACACGCGCATGGGCGCCTGCACCGGCACCTACCCGGTGCAACACAACACGTCAGCCGGCTCGCTGCAAGCGTAGCCGGCACACCCACACCCCAAAGGCCCACCATGGCACGCATCACCCGCAACACACTCATCCTGGCCAAGCTGGAACCCACCTACGGCACAGACTCTGTGCCCACCGGTGGCGCTGACGCGCTGCTGGTCAGTGACCCCAGCGTGAACCCGCTGGTGGCCAACAACGTGGCCCGCAACTTCGTGCGCGGCTACCTGGGCGGCAGTGAACAGCTGGTGGGCACCAACTACGTGGAAGTCAGCTTCACCGTGGAAGCCGCCGGCAGCGGCACCGCCACCACGCCGCCGGCCTGGGGCAAGCTGCTCAAGGCCTGCGGCTTCGGTGAAACCGTGGCGGCCGCCAGCGTGGACTACCTGCCCGTCAGCGCCTTCGGCACCAACACCAGCCTCTCCATCTACTACTACCTGGACGGCCAGGTCCACAAGCTGCTGGGCGCACGCGCCACCTTCACGCTGGGCATGGGCGCAGGCGAGCGGCCGGAATTCAAGTTCCGCTTTATCGGCAAGAACGGCGGCCTGGCCACCGGCGCCAACCCTTCGCCCACGCTCACCGCCTGGGGCACGCCTCAGGTGGTGACGGACACCAACAGCGCAGACATCGTGCTGGGCAGCCTGACCTACACCGCCGGTACCGGCGTCATCAGCGGCGGCACGGCGTACACCAGCAAGGGCCTGCAGGTGGACGTGGGCAACGCCCTGGTGTTCCAGCCCCTGGTGGGCGCGGAAAGCGTGGAGCTCACCAACCGCGAAGTCACGGGCGCCATCAGCCTGGACCTGTCTGCCGCGCAGGCCGTCACCTTCATGACCGACGTGCTGGCCAACACCACCACCGGCCTGGGCTTCACGCACGGCACCGTGGCCGGCAACATCGTGGCTGTCTACAGCCCGGTGGTGCAGCGCATCAACCCCAGCGTGGAAGACTTGAACGGCAGCGCCCTGCACGCCTACCAGCTGCGCATGGTGCCCAGCGCGGGCAACGACGAACTGCGCATCGTGGCGCGCTGACCCCAGGGCCGCGCAGCATGTTCAAGATCATCGCCAACCCCACCTTCACCTGCGCGGTGAACCTCAGCGTGCCCGGCCTGGAAAAGGCCATGCCGGTGCACATGACCTTCAAGCACAAGACCACCCGGGCTCTGAACGCCTGGCTGGACCAGGCGCTGACAGCTGAGGATGAAGCCGCGTACCTGGACGAAGTGCTGGAAGGCTGGCAAGGCGTGGCCGGGCCTGATGACCAGCCGCTGCCCTACAGCAAGGCCGCGCTGGCCCAGCTGCTGGACCAGTTCCCGTCAGCCGGCGCGGAAATCGTGCGCGCCTATCACCACCAGCTGCGGGATGCGCGCGCAAAAAACTGAGGGCGGCCGCGCGCGCGGTGCTGCAAGGCCCGCCCGCCGCGGCCGTGCCAGACCAGGCGGCGGCGGCTGCCTTCGGCTTTGTGCTGGTGATGCCAGCGCAGCCGGAACCTGCTGGCGTGGACGTGTGGGCCGAACTGTGGCCCGCGGTGCAGGTGTTTCTGGACGTGCGCGGCCAGTGGCTTACCGGGCCCGGCGGGCCCATTGCGCTGAACCACGCGGCTCTGCCGGCGCGCGCCAAGCCTGGCATGGGCGGGCGGCGCGGGCGGCTTCTGTTCGAACAGCTGCAGGTCATGGAATCCGAAGCGCTGAACTGGTTTTCAGAGCAGCGCAGCAAGGGAGCGCATTGAATGGTTGATGCCGTCATCCGCCTGCGCCTGGACAGCGGCAACGTGGTCCAGGCCAGCGGCCAGGCCGCCCAGGCCATCGGCAAGATTGGCCAGGTGGGCGAAATCAGCGCGCGCCAGACGGCCGCCGCCATGCGCCAACTGCCAGCGCAGTTCACCGACGTAGCCACTCAGCTGGCCGGCGGCCAGAACCCGCTGCTCATCCTGCTGCAGCAGGGCGGGCAGATCAAGGACAGCTTCGGTGGCATTGGGCCGGCCATCCGTGGCATTGGGGCCGCCATCAACCCCGTCACCGCCGCTGTGGGTGCTTTTGCTGCTGCTGCTGGCCTGCTGGCCACTGGCGCTTACCAGGGCTGGAAAGAGTCGGCCAAGCTGCGCGACACGCTGGTGCTCACGGGCAATGCCGCCGGGCTTACTGCAGACCGCGTGCAGGGACTGGCTGAGCGTGTGGCCGGGGCATCGCAGCAGACAGTTGGCAGCGCGCGTGAAATCGCGCTGGCCTTGGCTGCCACGGGCCGCACCAGTGCAGGCGTCATCGAAAGCCAGGCCAAGGCCGCGGCCCGCATCGCGGATCTGTCGGGCGAGAGCGCAACCAAGATTGCCAGCACCTTTGCTTCTCAACTGAAGGAGCCGGCCAAGTTCGCCGCGGCGTTGAACGAGAGCTACAACTTCCTGACGGTGGCGCAGTTCAAGCGCATCCAGCAGCTGGAGCGCGAAGGCAAGGCCACCGAAGCGGCAGTCATGACCAATGAACTGCTGACCAAGCGGCTGGAAGGTCAGCGGCAGCAGTTGGGTTACCTTGAGCAGGGGCTGGACTTCGCCAGCAAGAAGTGGTCTGAATTCTGGGCGGCCGTCAAGGGAGTTGGCGCACCTGAAACGACCATTCAGAGGATTGAAGCCATCCGCAAGGAATTGGCAGACAGGACGCAGCGCGGTCCTCTGAACGGCACCACCGTGGAGGCCTTTGAAAAGGGCAACGCACGTCTTCGGGCCCGCATTCAGTTGCTGGCGGAGGAGGCCAAGCAAGAGCGTTCTGCAGCTGAAGCCGCCAGTGACGCAGCCCAAAAGAACAGAACCGGAATTGCTGGCGCGCTGGAGACCCCAAGGGCCGAATTCGGGGCCATCCGCACCGCGCAAGAGCAATACAGGCGTGACTTCCTGCAGAGCGAAAAAGGCTACTACGACGAACTTGACGCCATGCGCAAGCGCGACGTTGAAAAGGCCTACGAGCGGTCTCTCACCATCCGCGACATGCTCCGCAAGGAGAGCCAGGAGCAGAAGGACATCAACAGTGCGGCCCAGCGGCAGCAAGACGAGTTCCTGCAGGAAATGCGTGACGCGGTGACGCGCGCTGGCCTGGAGCAGATCACAGATGAACGGCAACGCGGTGAAGCGCTGATCGCGCTAGACCTGGTCATTGCCAACCGCCGACTTAAGGCAAAGGGCCTGGGCGGCAGCACCACAGAAGAGGCACAGCGGCTGCTCAATGAAAAGGCTGCCTATGACATCCGGGCGCTCAGCAAGCAGACCGGAGACACCACCTATGACGACGTGAAGGGCGCCCTGTCAGCCGCCTTCCGCGACAGCAACAACCCGGCCAAGGCCTTCGCCAGCGCGCTGGGCAACGCCATCTTCACCCGCGTCACCAGCCGCCTGGCTGACGCCCTGGCCACCGCCGCTGTGGGCCGTGACGGCCAGGGCGGCGCCTGGGGTGACCTTCTCAGCTATGTGGGCAGTGTGGTGGGTGGTGGCATCAGCGTGGACACCACTGGCGTCGGCACGAACAACACCGGCGGCAGCCTGCCCACCCGCGGCGGCATGGCCACCGGCACCAACTACGTGCCGCGCGACATGCTGGCCCTGGTGCACAGGGGTGAAGCCATCGTGCCGGCCCGCTACAACCACGGCGCGGGCGGTGGCGGCCGCACGGAAGTGCACTACCACGTGCCTGCTGGCCAAAGCCCGGCAGCCTACGCCGCGGCGCTGGAAGAGAACAACCGCCGCCTGGAAGCCAAGCTGGCCGCGGACCTGGCCCGACCCGGCCGCACCATGAACAGCGCCATGCTGGCGGGAGCCTGAATTGGCAGACGTGACCTGGCCCTTTGCCACCGGTGACCGCGACTTCGCGCCCGAAGGCTTTGACGAAGCCGTGGAGTTCAACGTGGAGCTCACCACCGCGCGCAGCGGTCGCGTCACCACGCTCAGCTTGCCTGGCGCGCGCTGGCGGTGCACGCTGCAGTTCCCGGCCACCACGGTGGCCCGCCTGGTGCAGCGCCGCCAGCTGGAAGCCTTCTGGGCCAGCTTGCGCGGCGGTGCTGACCGGCTGCTGCTGCACAACCTGCTGACGCCGGAGCCGCTGGGCACCATGCGCGGCACGGTCACGCTGGCGGCCAGCGTTGCTGCAGGCGCCAGCACTGCGCAAATCACCGGCGGCAGTGCCGCGCCAAACCTGCTGACGGGCGGCGGCTTTGAATTCGACAGCAACAGCGACAACCTGGCCAACGGGTGGACGTTCTACTACAGCGGCGCAGTGACCGGCCAAGTGCCCGACGGACTGGTCACTGGCAATGCCAGCCCACTGGCCCAGCGTGTGTATGCCGCTTCGCTTGGGTCAACATCTGCGGACCAGCTTGGCATTCGCTACACGGCCAACATTCCGGCAACTGCGGGCGTCAGCTACGCATGGGCTGCCGATGTACGCAGCACGACCGGTGGCGGCGCGGTTGTGCGCCTGGTCATCGTGTTTCTGTCGGCTGGCCTGGCTGAGCTAGGGTCCAGCGGTGCGGATACACCAGCGCAGACGACGTGGGCCCGTCGCAGCGTGGTGGGTGTTGCTCCGCCATCCACAGCTTTTGCGCGCGTGTACGTGTGGATTCAGGGTGACCCTGTGGGATCGCCAATAGCGCTGGAAGTGGACAACGCGCAATTTGAGCCTGGCACAGCGCCCACTGCATATGCTGGTGGGGCCACCCTGCTGCGCGGTGACCGCATCGCCTTCGGCGGCCAGCGCGTCATGCTGACGGCTGACGCCACAGCCGACGACGCGGGCGGCGTCACTGTGAGCTTCCAGCCAGCCCACCGCGCCGGCGCATCGTCTGGCTCTGCAGTCACGCTGGTCAAGCCCACCACCAAATACGTTGTCACCCAGCCCGTGGTGCAAATGCCAGCCCGCGGCACAGACCTGCCGGGCTTCGCCGTGGAGCTTGTCGAGGAATGAGCCGCGGCCGCACCGGCACCCAAACTGCGGCAGATACCGCCAGCCACCGTGGCTCTGCGGTGCTGCTGGAACTGTCTTTCGACAGCGGCACGCTGCGCCTGTGCATTGGCCCGTGGAGCATCACCTCGGGCGGCAACCTGTACGTGCACACCGGCGCGGCGCTGGCTGTGGAAGCGCACGGCGAAGCTGCAGACGGCACAGAAGGCCTGCAGTTCACGCTGAGCGGCTTGCCTTCTGGCATCTTCGCGCTGGTGGTTAATGAGCCCTACCAGCGCCGCCTGGTGCGCATGCTGGAACAGCGCTTCAATGCCGACGACACCCCGGCCGACGTGGCCAGCGTGGAATACATCGGCCGCATGGTCAGCCTCACCAGCCAGGAAGACGCCAAGAACCGCACCTGGACGGTGGCCATGCAGACCGAACAGTTCGACGCCGAAGGCCGCCGCGCCAGAAACATCCGCTTCAGTGACGCGGAGCAGCGCCGCCGCTACCCGTCAGACCTGGGCGCGGAATACGCATCCAGCCTGGAAGAGCGCGTCATGACCCGCGCGCCTATCTGACCATGCACACCTTGCCCGCCCGGCTGCCCAACTGGCCTGACTTGCTGGCCGCGTTCATTGAACAGCGGCGCCACGTGCCATTCCAGTGGGGCAGCAATGACTGCGCCACCTTCGCGGCAGACGCTCTGCTGCACATCACCGGTCAAGACCCGCTGGCCAGCCTGCGCGGCCGCTGGGCATCCGAAGCGCAGGCGCTGCAGGTGCTGGCCAGCATGGGCGGCCTGCCTGCAGCTGCGCGCCGCGTGCTGGGCCGCCCTTCGCGGGTTCCCATGGCGGCGCCGCGCGGTGCCCTGGTGTGCGCACGGATGCAGGGCCAGGCCATCCTGGGCGTGCACCTGGGCCGCTGGTGGTGCGCGCCTGGTGCGCGTGGCCTGGCGTTCCGGCCTGCCGCTGAAGAGCGGCTGGCCTGGGGGGGCTGACGCATGCCACAAGCTGCACCACTCATTGCGCAGGCCGCATTCGCCGGCACGACCTATTCAGCGGCAACGGTGGCCGCGGTGTCCGCTGTGGTCTCTGTAGCGGCTTCGCAATTTGCTCAGATGAGCGCCGAAGCCAAGGCCAAGCGCAGGCTGCAGAACGATATCCGCACGCGCAACATCACCATCCGCAGCGGCATGGCGCCGCGCACGGTCATCCTGGGCACGGCGCGCAGCAGCGGCCCCATCATGTACGCGGAATTCGTGGGCCCGCAGCAGGAGTTCCTGGACAGCATCGTGGCGGTGAACGCGGGCGAGCTTGCGTCAATCGTGGGCGTCTACATCGGTGATGAGTTCATTGCCGCGGCAGACATCACCAGCCAAGCCCCAACCACCGGCAAATACGCTTACACGGCCAACGCCAACACCACGCTGGAAGAGTCCTTCACCGTTACGGCTGCCACCAGCGTGACGCTGGCTTACCCGCCGGACGGCGGCGTGGTGCTGTACGTGGTGCAAAGCACCGGCAGTGGGCAAGACCTGGTGCAGGCGCCGCTGCCCGGCGTCAGCGTGGCGGGCTCTGTGGTGTCGTGGACGGGTGCTGTCACGGGCACGGTCATCGTTGGCTACCCGGCCAGCGTGGCCAACCGGCCCATCTCCATCCAGTGGGCCATGGGGTCCGCCAGCCAGGCCACCACCACCTGGGCTGGCGTCAGCACGCCCAAGTGGACAAGCAACCACCGCCTGCGCGGCGTGGCCTACATCCGCACGCTGAAGCTGATTGACCACCCGCTGTTCATTGCGGGCGACAACGGCGACGTGGGCGTGGTGGCCTTTGGGCCCGTTGGCGTGTGGGACCCGCGCAGCAGCACGTACATCAACGGCACCAGCAACCCGGCGCTTCTGGCTGCATGGTTCCGCATGCAGCCGGTGGTGGACGGTGGCTTCGGCGTGCCGTTTGCGTGGATCGACTGGGCCACGGTGGCTGAAGCCGCCAACGTGTGCGACGAGCTCATCAGCGTGCGCAAGCTGGACAACACGGGCTACGAAAACGTCAAGCGCTACGAGTGCAACACCCGGCTCAGTCTGGACCGCACGCCTGAAGACAACCTGCGCATCATTCTGGACACCATGGCGGGTGACTTCCCCTTCACCGGCGGCTTCTACAAGTGCTTTGCCGGCGCCTTCAGGTCTGCCACGGTGACCTTGACAGACGACGACGTGGCGTCAGAAGACGCCATCAGCTACGCGCCCGCCGCGGGCTTGAGCGTGGCGCCGCCCAACATCGTCACCGGCAACTTCTACGACAAGGCGCGCAACTGGGTGAAGCAGCCGGCGCGCGAGGTGGAAAACACCACCTACGTCACCGCAGACGGCGGCCAGGAAATGGTGGAACTGGACCTGGAAGGCGTGACCGATGAGCGCCAGGCCAACTACCTGATGGGCGTGTACCTGGAAAGGGCGCGGCCCAGCGGAGCCATGAGCCTGACGGCCACCGGCAAGGGTGCCAACCTGGCCCTGCTGGACACCGTGCAGCTGAGCCTTGTGGGCTACGAAGCGCTGGCCGGCAAGACGTTTGAAGTGCGCCGCCGCGCCAACCAGTGGAATGGGCGCTACCCGATTGAACTGCGCGAGGTGAAGTCCGGCAGCTTCACGCTGGACGCCGACCGGTTCACGGCGGCGGCCGCGGTGGCTGCGCCGGACAATGACATGCTGTTCAGCGTGGCCGACGTGGAAGACCTGACGGCGGTGGAAGAGTTCGTCAAGGTGCCGGGTGGTCTGCAGGTCAGCCGCGTGCGGCTGGAGTGGACGCAGCACACGCAGGCCTACGTGCTGGAGCGCGGCAGCATCCAGGTGCGGTGGCGCATCCCTGGCAGCGACTGGGTCAACGAACCACCCGTGCGCGGCAGTGATGTCACCGCCTACACCGCGCCGGTGGCCCCTGGTGTGGCCGTTCTCAGCCAGGTGCGGGCTGTCAATGGCGCGGGGGCGGCCGGTTCTTGGGCCAGCGCGGACCCCGTGGTCATCAGCGACCTGGCGCAGTACGCGGCCACTGATGTGGGCGCAAGTTTTGCGGCCGGTTCCATAACGCGCAGCAACATCATCTAAGCCATGCCATCAGGTTCCGGTTCTGGGGTTGTCCACAGCGTTACCTTCACGCCTAGCAGGGCTGGGCGCCTTGTGGTGACGGTGACTTTTGAGGCGCAAGGCAATTCTGGCAGCGCGTGGGGATCCTCCTACGTTGCCAAGGCCTTCTGTACGCAGTCAGCCACCACCACGTATGACGAACCCACGGCGCTGGACAACAACCGCGCCCAGTACACCGTGCGCGGTGTGTTTGACGTGGTCGCCGGGGCGTCTGTGGAGTGCGGGCTGTGGTGCGCCATCAGCGGCGCAGTGTCGGCCGACTTCTGGAACGTGAACGTGAACCGGGAGCTCATCAAGCGCTGACGGCTGGCCTGTTTTGACATTCCGCCCCTGGGAATGTCACCCCCTGCTCAGCAGACTGCCGGGCATGGCCACCTACACCGCACAGCAGATGCTGGGCTTCTACATGGAAGCCGAAGTCGCTCTGCTGCAAGGCAAGAGCGTGCGCTTCAACGACGGCGCCGTGGACCGCATGGTCACCATGGAAGACCTGGACTGGATACAGCGCGGCCGCCGCGAATGGCAGGGCAAGGTGGACACCGCCGCAGCCCGTGCCAGCCGCGCGCCCACCATCGGCGGGCTGGCGTACAGCGTGGCCCGCATGGACGGCCATTGAGCCGGCTGAGCCAGCGCCCATGTCAGCCAAGCCCGCCCGCCTGAATTTCATTGACCGTGCCGTGGCCACCCTGTGGCCAGAACGTGGTGTGGCCCGCCTGCGTGCGCGCACGCTGCTGGCCCACTACGAAGGTGCCAAGCCCAACACGCAGCGGCGCTTCCGCAGCACCAGCGGCGCGCCTGACACGCTGCCCGGCGTGTCTGCGGTGGCGCTGCGCAACCAGGTGCGCTACCTGGAGCGCAACCACGACATTGCCCGCGGTGCGCTGGCAACGCTGGTCAACAACATGGTGGGCCCGCAGGGCATTGGCGTGGAGTTCCAGCCCCGCCGCATGGACGGCAGCATCCACACCGAATACGCCGCGGCACTGACGGAGGCTTACCGCGACTGGTGCCGCCGCCCTGAAGTGACGTGGCAGCACAGTTGGAGCAGTGCGCAGCGCCTGATGGCCCGCACGCTGCTGCGTGACGGTGAGGGCTTTGCCCAACGCTTGCGCGGCCCCACGCCGGGCCTGGACCACGGCACGCGCGTGCCGTACAGCCTGGAACTGCTGGAGCCGGACCTGGTGCCCATCGACTATGACGATGAGGCCAAAGGCATCCGCCAGGCGGTGGAGCGCAACGCCTGGGGCCGTGCGCTGGCCTTCCACTGCTACAAGGGCCACCCGGAAGACCCGCGGTTCTGGAAGGGCGTTCTGGGTTCGGACACCAAGCGCATCCCGGCTGACCGCATGCTGCACATGGCGCTGCGGGACCGCATTGGCCAGCTGCGCGGCGTGTCGGCCTTTGCCGCGGTCATCACGCGGCTGGAAGACATCAAGGACTACGAAGAGAGCGAGCGCGTGGCGGCCAAGGTGGCGGCCATGATCACCGGCTTCGTGAAGCGCAACGCCGGCCAGGACGGCTTCGACCCCACGGGGCTGGATACCGACGCGGACGGCAACATCAAGCCGCGGGACCTGCGCATGGGCCCCGGCATGATCATCGACACCTTGGCGGTGGGCGAAGAAATCGGCCTGTTGGACCCCAACCGGCCCAACCCCAACCTGGTGACCTTCCGCGACGGCCAGCTGCGCGCCATGGCCGCCGGCCTGGGTGCCAGCTTCAGCAGCCTGGCCCGCAACTACAACGGCACCTACAGCGCCCAGCGCCAGGAACTGGTGGAGCAGTGGGTGCACTACATGGTGCTCACGGATGTCTTCGCCACCGCTGCCGTGCGGCCGGTGGTGGAAGACTTCATCAGCGTGGCGAATATGTCGGGCGTGGCCCGCATGCCGGCCGACCTGAAGCCGGGCACGCATGACGACATCTTGTTCGTGGCGCCCAGCATGCCGTGGATCGACCCCATGCGCGAAATCAGCGCCTGGGAACTGGCGGTGAAGGCCGGCTTTGCCAGCGAATACGAAGTGCTGCGCAAGCAGGGCAAGAACCCTTCGGATCTGCTGGCCCAGGTCATCGACTGGCGCAAGAAAACAGACGAGGCCGGATTGGTCTTCAGCAGCAACGTTGGCGCCGTGGCCACGCACCAGGCCAACGCGCAGGCCAGCCAAGCCGCCCAGGCGCCCGCCGCGCAGGCCAGCGTCCAGCCGCTGGACATGCGGCCCGTGGCCGACGCCATGAATGCGGGCATGACGGCCATGGCCAGCGCCGTGGCGTCCATGAAGGCGCCCAACGTGCACGTGCAGAGCCATGCAGAAGCCGACATGCCGGCGCTCATGGGTCTGCTGGAGAACAGCCTGGGCGGCATGGTCACAGCCATCACCACCACGCTCACGCAAGCCATGAGCGGCGCGCTGCGCGAAAGCCTGGCCGCCGTGCCGGCGCCGCAGGTGCACAACACCGTGCAGGCGGCTGCGCCGGCCGAAGTGGTGGTGCACAACCACACCACCGTGCAGCCGGCCGAAGTGCAGGCGACGCTGAGCATGCCGCCGCGCCGCGTGGTCACCGAGCTCATCGAAAACGAACGCGGGGACGTGGTCAAGACCGTGGCCACTGAAACCACCGTGACGGGTACCTGAAATGAGCATTGCAGCCAAAGACGGCAACGGCGCCGCGCTGACCCTGGCCAGCGTCACCACGCCGCTGGGCGAAGCGCCTGGCAGCACGCCGGTGGACCCAACAGACGGCCTGCCATTCAAGGCCAGCAGCGAAGTCACGCTGGAAGCTACGCGCGTGCTGCTGGCCAGCATGTTGGCGCGCCTGCAGGTGCCTTCCGCCGCAGACCCCACGGCGGCATCCGAAGGCATCGTCACGCGAAGCGCGCCACCGTTGTTCTGGCGCGTTGGCTTTGCAGAGGTGGGATCTGGCCTGCAGGGCTTGGCTCTTGCCGAACTTGACCTGATCAAGACTGGCGCCGGCATGGCGGTCAGCCAGTCGGGCGGCAACCTGGTCATCACCACCGGCACCACGGTCAACAGCGAAACCGTCATCCGGAGCAAGCTGCAATTCCACGGCGCGCTGCTGGCTCGCTACAAGGCCATCCTGTCGCAGCGCATCGCCAACCAGACATTCAGGTTTGAGTTGGCCGACCTGGTGGGCGCCGCGCTCACCTACACCATCAACAGCGCCACGTCGGTCACCGTGGCCATTCCGGGCGGTGGGTTCACTGCCGCAGACGTTGGAAAGTCGCTTCGGCTGTCTGTGCTGTCCAGCGTGGGCATCCCTGGCCGCTATGCCATCGCCAGCGTTTCGGGTGACAACGTCACATTCACGGTTGCCGGCTGGCCCGCCAGCGGGGGC